TTAGTACCGTCTGTGAGCTTTCGCTATTACGCCTACAGGTTCGGAGCGCTGGTCTAATACCAAGGCCAGCCTGATGTTTTTCTTAAAGACCTGCCCCAAGCTTATAAGTGAGTCATCTTCAGAAAGATTGGTGAAGCACCCTGCCGCGCCGGTGTGAGCAATCGCTGAAGCTAAAGTGTGCTCTGTTAAGTCAATCATCCCTCCGTGAAGGTTATCCGCAATAAATTGGGCGACAAAGTCCCAATCAATGATTGCCTTCGGTGCGCCGTTATCATCCTCAGCGAGTAGGAAGCTCTTTGTCCTTAAATGCTGCATTGCCTCTTCAAGACTTACTCTGTCCTTGACGCGTGCGAAGCTATTGTCGCACCGGTCTTTCACTGCAGGGCCCGTGCCACCATTTATGTTTGGGTATGTGCGGAGTATTTGCGGTACTGTGGAGTGGCATTTAAGCCAGTCGGCAGCATCGTGAGACCTATAGCTAACTACGTCCAGTATAGTTTGATGCTCTTGGCTGCAATTGAGCGAAAGGATCTGCTCGTGGTGAGCGATACGGTTGCGGACCCAGTTCATTCGTGAAATAACAGGATGGAATGAGGCGCGCGTAAGAGTAGGGTTGTTGGGGAAAAGCTTTCGCATCCTCGTTTGCCAGATGCTTCGGTCATATTCTGGTCTGAACAAATTTGACCAAAAGTCAAAGCTTATTCTGGATATCAATGTGTCCTTGCTTGCTGCTGGGAAACGACTAACTACGCTTTGGAGTGAGTTGTGGCTTTCCGGATTTAGGAGCCCAAGGAAAGAGCCGTCTATATGCCAGTCGATGGTGAACTCAGAGCTAAAAACATCATCGATCGCATTTCTGATAACTATCTCTAGTATGTGCAGTGGAAATAGAAATGACTTCGCTAGCCTAGCGTTGTAGAGGTAGAGTTGGAAAGCGTGGCTTCTGTTGTGTCCAGAGCGCTGGAAATATACCCAAAATCTCTTTGGGGATAGCTCCGCCTCAAGAGAACTCATAGATTGATTTGTGTAGGAGAAAGGCGCTTGACACTCTGCCATGCTTGTGTAGAATCCGTCGTCACTAGCAGCTGAATATGCCCCTCTGACGCAAGTCAAGCGCTACAGCACTAGACATACAGAGCCCCGGGACTAGCGAAAGCTTCTCCCGGGGTTTCGCTTTTAGGGGGGGAAGATCAGACGATCTTACCTTAGTGGGACGGTGTGAGGCGATCTTTGCGGACTTGTTCATCTGAGGTCGCGGTGCTCGTCGGCGTCCAGATCGCTTCCGCCTTTGATCCTGCCAAAGAGTCGGCAGTTGGCATCCACCTTCCGTAGACTCGAGCGATCATCGTCCAATCGCTATGCCCCATCTGCTGAGCCACCCACATTGGATGCTCGCCAGCCGATAGCATCATCGAAGCATAGGTGTGCCTCGTCTGGTACGGGCGGCGATAACGCACTCCAGCCTTCTTCAGCGCGTACACCCAGAGCGTCTTCCTGATCGGGCCGTCACCGGCCCAGCGCTCTCCCGTCCTCGGGTTCTGGAATACTTCGAGGTTCGCCAGGTAGGTGAACGTCTTCTGCACCTTCAGTGCTTCCATGGCAGGGCCAAGCAGCTTGATGCTCCTTCGGCCTGAGGTCGTCTTGGTAACCTCTGCTTTGCCCTTGGCTGCCTGGGTGATTGCCCGAGTGACGTGCACCTCGCCGCGAAGCCAGTCGATATCTCCCCACTCGAGGCCGACGAGCTCGCTGGTCCGCATCCCTGTCCATAGCGCGAACTGCACCAGGTTCCGGCCCTGGCCCTCAAGAGCGCCAAGGATCGCCTGCTGCTCCTCCGGCGAGAACGGGTCGACGTCGTCGTCCTTCACCTCGCCCTTCCTTGCATAGGTCCACCCTGCGAGTGGGTTGCTTTCGATCAACTCCTCCTCCATCGCATCGCTGAGCGCAGAGCGGAGGCAGCTCTGGATGTTGCTGAGCGTCTTGTTGCTGATCTGCAGGGTGTCCAGCCAATCCTTCACGGCTTTCCGCTTCAGATCGACCACCATGACGGGGCCAAGGGCGGGTACAAGGCGCAGCTCGACGATTTTCCTATAACCGTCGAATGTGCTGCTGGAAACGTGCTTGCGCTTCGACTCGAGCCATCGCCCGAGGAAGCCGGCAACCGTTTCCCGGGAGGCCTCCGGCGCGAACTTTGCCGCGCGCGGAGAGCCAGGGAATGTCACCGAGTAGTCGAATGTGCCGTTGGCGATGGCGTGCTCGATTGCGGCCTTGTGCTGTTCCGCCCGCTTCAGGTTAGTGGCGGTGGGCTTGAGCGCGATCCGTTCCCGACAACGGACGCCGCGGTACATGAACGTGATTTCAATACTGGAGTCCGAGACCGCCCTGACTCCCCGCCCATCTCTACCCATGATTCGTACCCCTCAACGTCGATCAATGTTCGCCCGTCCGGCGCCTTGATCCAGATTTCTCCGAGCAGCCACACTCCGTCGCGGATTTTCGACCTGATGGCATCCTCGGTGTAGCCAGACTCCATGGCGAACTTCCTGACTGTCATGTAGCGCATCTGTTACCCCTGGTCGTGGCGCGCCACGTTTTTCCGTTGTGCGTTTTCGTGGCGCACCTCGGAGCACTCCACCACCTTGATGCGCAGGTCCATGCCGCAGGCGCCGGCCAGGCGCACCAGGTCGTTGATGGTGCTGCGCTCGTTCTGCAGGGCGGTGCCCAGGTCCATCAAACGCGCGCCGAGGGTGTAGAACGGGCTGGGGTTAGCCGGCTGCGGCGCGCTCGGGTTCGCGCTGGCCGGCACGTGTGCGGTCAAGGTCATAGGATGAACCTCAGAGTGCGGGCTGAGCTGCCGGCTTCTGGTGCTGCTCGGCCTGGATGCGTTGGTAGATCTCCTCGCGGTGCACTTCGACGTCGGCCGGGGCCTTCACGCCGATGCGCACCTGGTTGCCCTTGACGCCCAGCACGACGACCTCGATGTCGTCGCCGATCTTCAGCTTCTCGCCGGGCTTTCTCGTCAAAATCAGCATGTGAATCTCCTTTTTCAGGCAAGCCGAGGACTTGCCGCGATTGATGGCTTTCGCAAAACTCGGTTGGTTTCCACTGCGCAACCGACTCAAACGAAGCGGCTGTACACTGGATTTCCAGCCCTTGCCCTTCCATGCCCAGCCGCGCCGAACCAGGCCTTACCACGCCAAGCCCCGCCATGCCGAAGGGATGGACAGTGATGCTTTCGCACCGGACAGCACCCGCGCACAGGTGCTCGCCGCTGCGTCAGGCGACGAGCACGCCGTGGTGTTCGGTCTCGTCCTGGTGGTTGGGACCGGCGGGGAAGGGGCTGCCGGTAGCGACGATCAGGCCGCGGCGGAAGGCTTCAGCGACCAACTGCGCGCGGCGGATAACGCCGAGCTTGGTAGTCAGGGATAGGAGGCGCTTGTCGACGCTGGCCGGTGCCACACCAAGCTTGCGAGCTATTTCCTTGCTACTCATGCCAGCAGCTACCGCCAACAGGCACTCCAGTTCGCGCGGAGCTGCGCCGCGCCCAAGATGGCCTACAAGTCCGTGTGCATTGATGGTTTCCATGGTTCCTCTCCGATCCGGGTTAGATGCCCGTGAGAGAAATATAAGCCTATGACTAACTTCGTGTAAATAGGCAATGCCTAATTATTTCGCAACCATCTGCAGGTTGAAAATTAATATCATGGGGAATACTGTATTTTTATACAGTAAAAGCAAGGAGTGCCTACATGGCTAAGCAGAAGAGAGGGGCCGCTGACCAGGATCGCGCGGGGATGACCGGAGTAGACCGGCTGCGCCTGAGAATGTCGGCGATGATCAACAGCCCGAAGGCACAGAGCCTGTGCCAGGCGACGATCTGGCGAGTCGATGGCGACTCAAATCAGGCTTGGAACCAGGTGATGGGGGAGCTTGGTGAGACGGATGGCCTGGCGATGACTAGGAATGAGGACGGGACGGTGACGCTGAAGTGGGAGGCGGCGATCGAGGAGGGAAGCAATGCCAGTTCCGGCGACGAGGCTTACGTCGACGAGATGGTGGTGCAGCGAATCGAGGAACAGGCGCCTTTCTGAGGCGCCAGATTTCGCATGCTTGCGGAATTAACTAATTGTGTTAATCTGGATTTGAGTAAGCGAAATCGCGTTTGCTCTGGAGGTCAAAAATGCTTACGGCACTCGGTAAACTCTTACGAAAGGCACGGATCGACAGGAATCTCCTGCTCAAGGACATGGCCTTGGGGTTGGAGGTTAGCCCGGCATACCTCTCTACCGTTGAAACCGGTAAGAAGACGTTCAGCGACGACTTCGTTAAGAAAGTCGCGAAGTTCTTAGGCTACGCCCCAGGCTCGGAGGAATTTTTCGAGCTTGAGGATGCAGCTGCTCTTAGTCGTGGTCAGGTGCAGATAGGGGTCGCAGGCGTGTCGAGCAAACACAAAGAGGTGGCATTGGCTTTCTCCAGGCAGTTCGAGGAGATGCAGCCATCGGAGTTGGACAAGCTTCTCGCAGTACTGAATGAGTCGCAGAAGATGAAGAGGTAAGCAGCATATGAGCGGACCACGCTGTGAAGTGCCACCTCAGTCGCTGGATACCATTATCCAACTGACTGAGGCTATCCGGAGAGATATGCGGATCAGTAGTGACCGCTTTCCCATAATGGATTTTCTTGAGCTGGCAATGCCCAGGATTTTTCCTGGGTTCGCACTTGAGGTGGGGACCCGGGAGGAGATGGGGCAAAATCACGGATTGACGATTCCCAGCGAAAACGTCATTCGATTGCGTGAGGATGTCTATGATGGCGCCTGCCGTGGCGTGGGACGCGACCGATTTACTGCTGCACACGAGTTAGGTCACTACATCATGCACCGCGATGTGCCGATTGTGTTTCATCGCGCAGAGCACGGCAGGCTGGCCCCGTTTCGCGATAGCGAATGGCAGGCAAATAGCTTTTCCGGCGCACTTCTGATGCCTGAGAAAGCGATGAGAACCTGCCAATCTCTTGATGAGATTGTGGGGCGATTCGGTGTGAGCAGGTCTGCAGCAGAGGTTCAGAACAAGCAATTGTTCCGAAGGGGAATGAGAATTTTGAACTGATTGGAGTTGGCGCTCCAATCAGTTCGGTGAGCTTTGGGGAAGGGGCTCGCCCTTGCAACGGGTAGCTGCGAACGAAAGGTTAGTCATTTCCTAGCAGATTTCGCAAGAAAAAATTTCCTTCCGCTAAGGAGGTGACTATGCGTGACGCCAAACAAGCCGGCCCCTAAAGGGTATCGCTGGGTGTGCTGCCGCTATCGTCGGGTGAAGAATTCCGATCGCGTGCTGGACGCTCATGACTACGGCCACGAAGCCTGGTGCTTCCTGGTACGAGCCTAAGCGCTGATGTGCAGGTGGCCCATCGACTAACGATGGGCTACCTCTCTACCGAGTGCGGCGACGGATAACTCCTGCCGTAATCCTTCTGCTTATCGCGAGACACCTTATGGATATCAATCTCACAGAAATTGAGCGAAGCATCCGTTTCTATGGGCCGCCAGGCTTGCTGATGCTTGCCGGCGGCGTTGGCTCTCTTTTGATCGACCCGTCGGGCGCTTCATTAAACCCTATTGATCAGATTTTCATGCCGCTCAAGCAAGGCCTATCCATGCTGGCAGCTACGGCGATGGTTGCCGGCGCGGTGTGGGGCTTATGGCGAGTTGGGGTCGAATACCGTTGGTCCCGCGGTCTTCTTGATGGTGGGTGTGAAAGGTGCGATGGCCCTGTAAGACACAAAGAAGGGCGCTGGGGGCCATACAGCAAATGCCTGATGTGCGGATCAACTAGTAAGGGTTGGCACTGACGACAGAAACGAAAAGCCCCTCATATTCACGGGGCTTTGATCATGAGCGCAGCACGAGCCATGCCACAGCCGTGACGGCAATCAAGATTACGATTGGCCATCCGCCGAAGCCGAGGCCCGTGCCTTCGGCCTGTTTGTTGCTGGCATTCGGGTATAGCTTCGAGGCAGATAGTCCAGTACCGGGTATTCCCGCTGTCACGCGAGTACCTTTCTTGCTCAGATTAGTTGTCAGTCCCTTTCTGCCAATCGATGTGCTCATGCCGCTCTTGCTGACGTTCACGCGGACTCCCGGTGCGACCTTGAAGCTCTTCCTGAATCTGATCGCCATGATGGCGCCCTCCATTCACTGCCCCATGATCTGCCGGTAGCGGCGCTGGTACTCGTCGTAGGACAGGCCGGTCTCGGCGTTCAGCTTGTCGAGCTGCTGCTGTTTCCATTGGTCACGAGAGAGGGCGCCCGCCGTAGCTGCCACGGCTTGAGCAGGGAGAGGAGTAAATGATGCGACTGATGCTCTATCGCTGCCGTTTCCGATGCACTGATACTGAAGAACAACCTGTCCAGCGATGCATGTGCCGTAACCATTGAATTGGTTGCAATGCTGCGTCTTGCCGCCGAACGCTTCAGCATCCTGGTAGCCCCAGACTTGGCATTTGGATTTGGCAATGCTTTTGGCTTGGTCCATGTTAACGACTGGCTGCTCAAATTGAGCGAAGTCGTAGGCCATATTGACCGTGCCGTCAGCACGGCTTCCGCCCATGGCGTAGAAGTCTTTCTTGGTTGCGCAGCCGGTAATGGCTATCGATGCAGCCAGAGCCAGCATTGCGAAACGAATGGTACGCATGAGACCTCCTTGTCAGGTTATACGTTTAGCGTTTCTTGCATTTCAGAGCAGCAGCACTTTGGCTCCTGTCTACAAATCCCCACCCCGCCAGATGACCTGGCCGATGATCCGGCTACAGCCTCTTGAAATTCCAGACGCCCAGCACCTTCGCCTGGAAGTGCATGTCCTCCATCCGGGCCTTCTGCGGCTCGAATGCCTTGTTGTCGGACACTAGCTGGAAGTGCTCGGCGTCCAGCAACTGGACCCGCTTCACGAATAGGTGCCCCAACCATGTGAAAACGTAAACGCCCTCATCGACAAATTCTGTGACGCCTATGTCGACGATAAGCGGTGACTTGTCATCGATTGTGCCGAGCATGCTCTGGCCCCAGCCGGTGATGATCTTCAGGTTGGTCGCCGCGGTGTACTTGATGCCCAGGTCGTCGAGTTGGACTTTGTCGACCACCAGATTCTTGACGAACTCCCGGTAGTCGGCCGGCACCTGACCGCCACCCATGGCGGCGCGCACGTCGTACTGCGCGATCGAGATGGTTTCGCCCTTCACCACGGTGGAGCGGGAGAAGTCGGCGGTCACGACGTTCCCCGAGCGCACCTGTGCCTCACCTTTAGGCTCTTCAATGGCCTCGGCAATTCTCCGACGCGCATCTGCGGACAGATTCTTCCCGTGTTTCTCAAGCATCCTGAGCACCAGGTCGCCGGATGTTTCTGGCTGAGCATCCATGTCGGGATAGGATAGGAAGAAGAGATCGTTATCACCCTGACCGAGACCCCAGTGCTCAGGTCCAACAACGTCAGAGAAGAAGCGGATCACATCGATTAGCTTCGACTTGTCGATCCTTCCGGTTGTTACCCAGCCTTGAACCGAGGGTGCGGCAACCCGGAAAGCCTCTGCTAGGGCTTTCTTGGTGATGCCTTTCTTTATGCGGGCGGCCTCAATGGCGTTGCCCAGATCCGTTCCAGTAAGCATTGCCTAATATGCCCTCGGCTCCAGGTGATTAGGCAATGGCTTGCCATGCATTAGCCAATGCCTTATTTTGTCGTGAGTTTTCACCGGAGAAACCTCATGACCCCTTCAGCGGCCGCATGCAAGGCGGCGGAACTGCTCGGCAGTAAGGCCGAGCTAGCGCGGCGCCTTTCCGTGAAAAAGCCTACGGTCAGCCAGTGGTGCTCCGGTATTCGACCGGTTCCTGCTGCAAGAGCTCTTGAAATTGAGCGCCTCACCGGCAGCGCTGTGAGTCGGCTAGATCTCTGCCCCTCCTTTCCCTGGCCGGGCCTCGGCAAAAGCTCTGCCGACCGTGAAGAAATCGTAGCTGCCGGCTACGCATCCGAGCAGTCCAGCAACCCTGCTGGTCAGGCATCCAGTGCCGAGGTGGCGCCGTGAACAACATCATCCCGCTCCGGTACCAGGACAAGCCGGTGAGCTTCAACAGCGAAGGCTGGCTCAATGCCACTGAGGTGGCGAAGCGCTTCGGCAAAAAGCCCATCAAGTGGCTGGAGCTTCCGAGCACGAAGAGCTACATGGCCGCCCTCGAAAGGCACCTCTGCTATGAGGTCCGAAAATCGGACTTCAAACTTGTTGAGACAGTGCGCGGGCGCAGTGCGGTTACCTGGATCCATCCGAAGCTCGCTGTCGCCTTTGCTCGTTGGCTCGACGACGACTTCGCCGTCTGGTGTGACCTGCGCATTGATGACCTGCTGCGTAGCGGCGAAACCGCTATGGGCCGATTCAACAGGGCATGCAAGGCCTTCGACGACGGTGCAGCTGTTGCGAGCATTCATGGCCGCGGGCTTGTTGCCTGGAAACAGGAAAAGCCCCTGCTGCAGCTCGTCGTGAATCGCGAGAGAAACCTTCTTCAGATGACCTTCGAGCCGGAGTGGTCAGCATGAGCGCTGAACTCCGAGCGTCACTTTTGTCTCCTGATGCCGCCACCTGGCTCGGTAGTTTTTCCGCGCATGCGCGGATTTTGCCGGCTGCAGTCGTGGGTTGCTTTCGAGCTTCGCATGCCGATCGGCGATCCAGAGCGTGGCGCCCTAATCATCGCAGTCAGGCAATTGGCGCAACTCTGCTTCCAGCAGCTCGACGCGCCCCAGATTCTTTAACCCCGATTAAAAGCCCGCGTACTGCGCGGAAAGCGAATATGGGGCGCTGCGCATTGTTGGCTTTCGAAAAATACTTCCAGGGCCAGCAAGAAAACAACGGATTCAAGGCCCCCCAGCTGAGCAATAGAGAGAAGGGGGAGCCGAATCTGATTCGGCGACTTGGGATTGTTCACCAGTGGTGCAGGGTTTCTGTGCCAACGACCTATTTGCCGGCTCTGGGGGCCTAACACTTTGAACACTCGCAACATCCGGGCAATAGCCCATCAACCACAGCCGCCCTAATCCAGGGCTGCATTCTCCAAATGCCGGGCACAAAAAAGCCCGGCGGCAACCGGGCTTTCTTTCCTGACCTACTCGTTGGCGCGAGTGGCAGGAACCTCTTTGTCTCAAGGAGACATCAACATGCAAGTTGAAAATACCTCAGCACCAGCTGATACGCAAGAGCAAAGACCTGCGCTGGATATTGCGCAAGACCTTCTGGAGTGCCTGGAGGCAGAGATTCTCCAGATCAGTGAGATACGTTCAATTCTGATCGCTGTCTGGAAAGACCCGGAGGCGACGGAGAACATCAAGAACCTTACTGGCGCCGGGATCAGTGCTTCGCACTTCGTGAGTAAAGGGCTAGGCGCGCTCGCATTTGCGTTCAAGGAAGAACTCGCCGCCCTGAATCCGGCGGATGAGGATTCGGATGCGATAGGGGGTGCCGCATGACCTTCAAGCGCTTTGTTCGCGTCACTGTTGACCAGTATCAGCGCTTTGCCGGCCTGGCGCGTGAAAAGCGCGCGTGCCTGGAACTGGTGGCCTCTAGCGAGATCGGCGGAAACTTCGGCGTCTTCGATTGCATGGTCGACGACGTGTTTCTCGATGCCGCTAGCTCCAACCCGCAAATGGCTGAGCGCATCGTCATCAAGCTGGCCATGGATATCGATGTCGATCTCTTCCGCTCTTGCGCGCGACCTGAGATCGATTGGTCCGCCTTGACCGATCACGAGATCCACCTGTTCGTTCTGCAGCACGAGCTAGGCCACCGCGTCGATAACTTCTGCACCTGGGATATGCCTGCCGAGGTTGACGGCGAGGTCCGCGCGAAGTGCAACCGCTACCTTGGCTGGGCCAACGAGATCCTGGCCGATCGCTATGCCTGGAGCATGGTTCGACCTGGCGAGCCGATGCCAGTCGGTGAGCATGGTGTGAAGAACGCCGAGCTGATCGCCGAGACACTGGAATACCTCAACCTCCATATCCCTCGGCGCCCCTTCAAACCGACTCCCATCGATGCCGGCCGTTATAGCTGCGTCCCAGTCCGAATGCTCTCCAGCGATGTCTTGGCAGCCTACGTCGGGCCTGATGTGCATCCATCGAAGATCGCCAGGGCGAAGGAGTATGTGCAGACCAGCCGCGAACGCCGTGGCCTTCAACTCCCCGCTCCCCTCTTCGAGGCTGGTCCCGGCGACATCATCCTCACCAATCTTCCGGAGAGGGCTGCAGCGTGAACGACCTGACCACCACCGGCGGCCAGGCCGCCACCATGTCCTCGCGCGAGATCGCGGATCTTGTCGAGGCCCGCCACAACGATGTGGTCGCGACCATTGAGCGGCTATTCGACAAGGGGCTTTTACGATCAAGTCGTAAAACTCGCCGGGAGTCTACCGGCGGCCGCCCGATCGATGTGTATGACTTGATCGAGAGGGACACGCACCTGATCGTCGCAGGCTACAGCGACGAGCACCGTGCCCGCGTCATTGATCGCTGGCAACAGCTTGAGGCTGAGCGCTCTGCAGGAACGTTCCTGGTGCCGCGCACCCGCGCCGAAGCCCTGCGCCTGGCCGCCGATCTGGAAGAGCAGAACGCCGCCTTGCAGCTGGAGAACCAGCACCAGGCTGTGACCATCGCCAGCCTTGAATCGCTGTTCATGGCCGGCGAGACGCCCACTCAGTTCTGCAAGCGCCTGAACGGCGTGAACTGCGCTCGGGTGAACAGCACCCTTCTCGAACTTGGCTGGCTCTACGACGAGCAGCGGGAAGAGCAGGGCTCGCCCCGCTACCGGGTGGCAAGCCGCGTCCGCGACAAGTACCTGACCGAGCGCCCACGGAAGATCGCACCAGAGGGTAGCGAGTCCTTCATCAAGTACGACCTGCAGCTGCTACTGGCCGGCGCCCAGCGCCTGCACCAGCTCTACATGCAGCAGAAGCTGGCCATGAAAACCACTTGGGATGGCCGCTTCACGCAGGCCAAGTACACCGTGGAGACCATCCAATGACCAAGAAGCTCTCGCTCCTTCCCCTCATCGACAGCGTGGCAACGGCCGCCGTGGCTTGGCAGAAGGCGGAGACCCGCCGCAACAGCCTGCGCAATGAGCTGAACACCATGTACCGGATCTATTTCGACGCCAATGGACGGCCGGCGGGTGACCCTCTGCGCCGAATTGATCCTGATGATCCGGCGTTCGCCGGGGTGATTGAATTCACCGCCATGGCCTACGGCCGCTTCAAGGATGCCCAGGCCGAGGCCACCAAGCTTAAGCGCAAGATGCGCTCGGCGATCGTGGCACTGGAGCGTGCCCGATGAGCGCCCGTCAATCGCAGCCCGGCCGGATCACCACCGGTCCCAACGGCCGCCCGGTGATCGCCGGACCCTGGCCTTCCTACCGTCAGTTCCGCGACCTGCCGGAGCGTGAGCGCTGGGTTTTGTACTCCCACGCGAAGTCCTGCCGCGCCGCGCTCGAGGACCAGGGCTTCGAGATGGCCGAGTCCTACGACGCCTTCGTGCGGCGCGTCACCGAGGAGCTGAACATCTGATGGCCCGTGCCCGAAACATCAAGCCCTCGTTCTTCAAGAACGAGGACCTAGCTGACCTGCACCCATTCGACCGCCTGCTGTTCATCGGTCTGTGGTGCTTGGCCGACCGGGAGGGGCGACTGGAGGACCGGCCGCGCCGGATCAAGATCGAGCTGTTTCCTGGGGACAGCTACGACGTAGAGATCGGCCTGGCTAACCTGCTGGGGAAGGGATTCATTGAGCGATACGAGGTCGCCAGCTTATCGGTGATCTCGCTGCCGAACTTCGTTCGTCACCAGTCTCCGCACAGCACCGAGAAGGACAGCGAGCTACCCGACTGCAACGGTTACCTCACGGTGAATGAGCGCATCCGGGGAAAGGTCGTTCCAGGTAAACAACGGTTCGTGCATGCGGAAACAGGATTCAGCCTTGAGTCAAATAACGGTGACGTAACTGTTAAAGCATCAGAGCAGCATGCGTCGGCAACGGTTGATGCATCCACCCATAACGCCCTGATTCCTGATTCTCTGAATCCTGATTACCTGAATCCTGAAGAAGAGCAAGAGCCCCCCTTACCCCCAGAGGGGGATGCCGCTGACGCGGCAGGTGATCAGGGCGGGCCAGCACCGAAGCCTAAGCGCCAGAAGCGTGACTCGACGTTCGATCCCCTGACTGCCAAGCCGGGCAACGTGAGCGCCGACACCTGGGCGAAGTGGGTGCAGCACCGGAGGGAGATCCGCAAGCCGCTGACGCCGACCTCGTGCAGCCAGCAGGCGGCGCAGTTGGCCACGCATCCCAATCCCGATTCGGTGATCGCGGCAAGCATTGCCAGCGGTTGGCAGGGGCTGTTCCCCGACAGGGTGGCCCGTTCGACGAACACCAGGCCCTCGAACTTCACCAATCTCCCCAAGCACACCCCAGACCAGTACCAGGAGGAGTCCGATCATGACGGCCCGAACTTCTAACTTCGTCCGCGCTCCCGAGCGCACCCTGGGGCCGGACAACGGCGCCGAGTGCTCGCAGCACGGCCGCTACACCGAGGCCAGTGTGGAGCAGTTCGATGGCAGTAAGCTCGCCACAGGCTGCCCTGCCTGCCACTTCGCCGGCCTGCGCACGGCCCCGGAAGGCAGCGAGCAACACCAGCAGGCCCTGCAGGTCCAGCAGCAGCGCAAGCTGAATGCCTTGCTGATCGGCTCCGGCATCACCCCGCGGTTTCGCAATGCCACGCTGCAGAGCTACGAGACCGGAGTCGACATGCAGATGGCCAGGGTGCTGGTCCGTTGCCGTGACTTCGCCGAGAAGTTCCCGGAGCACTACCAAGCAGGCCGCTCGCTGCTGCTGGTGGGCAATGTCGGTACCGGGAAGACGCACCTGGGCAGCGCCATCGTCCAACATGTGATCCGCGAGCACGGCGCCCAGGCGGTTATCGTCAGTGCCGCGCAGGTCATCCGTGTGGCCAAGGGCGCCATGGCCAGGAATGCCCAATACACCGAGCGCGATATCCTCGCCGAGCTGGTGAGCTTCGATCTGTTGGTGATCGACGAGGTCGGCGCCCAGGGTGGAACCGAGTACGAGCGTGGCCTGTTGCATGAGGTGATCGACCAGCGCTACCAGCAGGTGCTGCCCACCGTGCTCATCTCCAACCTACCCGCCGATACCGATCCGGCCCGTGCAGGGGAGCTGACCCTGCAGGACTTCATCGGCGAACGTGCGCTGGATCGCCTGCGCCAGGGCGGACGGGCTATCCGCTTCACCTGGGGATCGGCCCGTAGCGGGGTGACCGCATGAGCCGGCAACTTCACAGCATCGAGGCAGAGCATGGCGTGCTCGGCGCCATCCTGCGCGCTGCCGCGCAGCAGGATGCGGCCCTAGTCGATCAGATCGTCGAAGGCATTACCCCGGCGGACTTCTACTTCGACGACAACGCCGTGCTGTTCCAGGTGATTGCGGATCTCCACGCCGAGGGCGTTCCCGTTGATCCGGTGACGGTGGCCCAGGTTCGGCCGACACTGCCGAGCGAGGGACGCACGCTGGCCTATGCCGGCGAGATCGCCATGAACGTCCCATCGACGGCGAACTGGCGCACCTATTCGCGGCACCTGCGCGAGCGGGCCGTGCTGCGCCGGCTGATCGACGCCGCACGAACCGTAGAGGACCTGGCTACCGAGGACCGGCCGCTGGCCGAGATCATCGCCAGGGCGCAGGAGGCGATGGCTGAACTGCGCGACCTCGACGATGACGCGCCTGCCTATCGGCGCTTGGACGAGGTGGTGCTGAAGGTCGCCGACCAGATTGACGACGGCCTGAACGACCGCCTGCCGAAGTTCCAAGACACCGGCCTGGCCGATCTCGACAAGCTGATGCGTGGCATCCGCCCGAAGAAGGTCATCGTGATCGCCGGCCTGCCTGGCAGCGGTAAGACTACCCTGGCCCTGCAGATTGCCCAGCACAACGCGGTGATGCGCGGAAAGCCCTGGCTCGTGTTCTCCCTGGAGATGCCCGAGGAGGAGCTGGGCATTCGCGCGATCGCTTCGCTTGGCGGAATCGACCTCAAGCGCCTGGAATCGCCCAAGGACATGGACGAGGAGGACTGGCAACGCCTAAACGCCGCCGCCACCCAGTCCAAGGGCGCGCCCCTGTTCATCTGCGACGACCCCGCTGTCACGCCCTCGCGCATGCGCTCGATTGCCCGGCGCGCCAAGCGTGAGCACGGCCTGTCCGGCATCGTCGTGGATTACCTGAGCCTGGTTCCGCCCGAGGCCAAGGGCCGCACGCGCTCGGAGGAGGTGGGGAACGTGAGCAAGGCCCTGCTGCGCCTGGCCAAGGAGTTGGATGTTCCTGTGATCGAACTCTCCCAGCTCAACCGGGAATCGACCAAGCGCACCGGCAAGGCCAAGCGGCCCCAGGCCAGCGACTTGCGCGACTCGGGCGAGATCGAGGCCGACGCCAGTTGCATCCTCATCGTCCACCGCGACATGGACACCGAGGAAGGGCAGAACGGCATCACCGAGATCCTAATGCCCAAGAACCGCAATGCGCAGCCGGGTATGTGTCACGTCCAGCAGCAGGGGCAGTACGGCCGATTCGTCAACCTGTTCGGCTACCGCGAGCCATCCCAGGAGGAAGTGGAGATGGGGCGTAGCTTCGCCAGCCAGTACCGGGGGAATGCAGCATGATTCGTGAGAAAAACCAGCCGCTGGTCATGCCGGCGACCATTACCGAGTGCGAACTGCTCATGGAGCAGCTGAGCGCCGACTGTAACCGTGTGCGCGACCAGATCGAGGCCTCTAAGGCCAGGCAGAAGCAAACCGGTAAGTACGCCGATGCACAATGGTTCCAGCGTGCAAGCTCTGCACTGCGATGGCTAAGTCGGGATCGCCAGCGCCTACAGAATCACATGGCGCAGCTACGGCGCGGGGAATCTCAAGCAGTGGCTCAGCGGCGCGACAGCCTGCTGATCGCCGCTCTGCGCGAGCAGGTCAGTCCCGAAGTATTTCAGGCCTGCGTAGATCTGGCCCGCCAGCAGGATGGGGGCGGGGTATGACTTCCAAGACCCTGCACGTCCGCCTGAGCGACGCAGAGATTCGCCGCCAGGCCGTGGGCCAGGTGGTGACGCTGCGTGATCCTCGGCACCCGGCGCTGCGCTTCCGATTTCACCAGAACCGCTCCAGGGGCTCCTGGCACGTCGTTGTGCGTGGGGTATGGGGCAAGGCCGGGAATTATCCCGATCTCTCCGCCAGCGCGATGCTGGAGGCCTTGCCGGTCATCCTCAAGCGGCGGGCCGAGGATCATGTGGCGCGGTCCACCGTCTCAAGCTGGGCCACTGTCGGTGATCTGCTGGCCTGGTTCCTTGACCGGATGCAGCGCGATCGCAACCTGTCGACCAAGCGTAAAGCCTCGGCGCGCTCGGCGATTCAGCGCCACCTGCTGCCGCGCTTGCGCGACCTGGCCTTGGCTGACGTCGCCCGCACCGAGCTTGATCGCCGGCTGATCTGGCCCCTGCAGGAGCGCTACGCCGTGGCCTTCGTGCGGCAGGTCTATGGCGTGCTGGCAGTGGCCTTCCGTCGTGCGCTGGAGCTGGAGATGATCGCCAGCAACCCCATGGCCGGCATGACCTTCACCACGTTCGTGAAGGCGAAGATTCGGCCCAAGCCGGCGCGCCTGCGCGGGGCTCAGGTGGATGACCTGCTGGTGGCGTTGATCGAGCGGTACCAGGTGGCGCCGCCGGAAGGCCTGCTGGCCCTGCTCATGCTCTGCCACGGCACCCGCCTGGGCGAAACCCGGGTGGCAAAGTGGGGGAATCTCACATTGGCCGGCGAGGCGCCGGAATGGTACCTGCCGCCGGCCGACACCAAGACGCGCCGCGAGCACCGCTTGCCGCTGACCCCGCAAGCCATCGCCCTGCTGCTTCGCTACCGGGACTGGCAGCGCCGCCAGGGCTATTCGGGCGCGTTCCTGTTCCCGGGCCAGGGTAATCGGCCGATCAGCGCGACCCAGGCCACGACGATCTTCAACAGCCTGGGCCAGGGCGAATGGAGCAGCCACGACCTGCGCAAGCTGGCCCGTACCTGCTGGACCGACCTGGGGGTCGACTACCTGATCGGCGAGCTGCTGGTGAACCACGCCCTGCGCGATCTCGACGCGACCTACATCCACACCACCGCCAGCGAGGGCAAACGCCTGGCCCTGGCGAAGTGGCACGACTGGCTCGATGACCACGGGTTCGACCTTGTCCATGGCTGGATCAAGCCGAGACCGGATAACGAGCCGAACCCGTGCCCACCGTCTGAATCTGCGGCCTGCGCCGCTAACCAAGTTCCAACGCAGTGGAGGAACCAATGACCAAAGTTACTTCGCTTTTTCCTCGGAAGAATCTGCAACCGGTGGAGCGCACCATGCTTAAGGTGGCCGCCAAGGAGTTCGCTAAGGATCGGCTGGCCGGCGTCGGCGCGCTGACCTGCCTGATGCACCTGGTGGTGGACTGGCACAGCAGTCGCGCGGAGCAGGGCTTCACCGAATACGCCCAGGCCTGGATCGCCCAGGGAAACATCAAGGGTGGCAAGGGGGTGGAGGCGTTGATGCGCGACCTGTTCGGCTCCAATGAGCCGCCAAAGGGGGCCGCATGACCGGTATCTATCGGGACGTGCTACCTGCGATCGTCCGCGTACTGGCGGCCGACGCTATCGACAACACGGCGAAGCAGAGCTGGCAGAAACTGATCGATCGGAAGGTCGACGGCGGCTACCGCGCGCTGTTGTCTGCCCGAGACCAGTTCGAGTTCGACTGCATGCTGCACGCGCTCCTGCACCAGGAGCTGCTACCGGTTGAGTGGGACGTGCTCTACGCCAGGTATTCGACACATAACGGCCGCCGCCTTAATGCAGTGAGCCGTATGCCGGCGAGGGTGAACAGTCCAGCACCGCGCGTCTTCCTGACCTATGCCGTGACCAGTTGGTGCATCCCGAGACTGAAGGGCAAGACGGGAAAACGCTCGACCGATGTTCTGGTGCTCTCTGATAAGTGGTACGACATCAACGAGTGGGACACCGAGGCCCGGCCAGACTCAACCCGCAGCCGTTGGCGTCGGGATATCTGGAAAGCGCTCGATGCCCTTGAGGAGCAGGCAGTGGTGCACGTGACGGAGATCCTGGAGCGCGAAAGACTGCTTGAGGCTAGTTGACTTGTGTGAGCGAATGAGCGAAATTCACCACATCTGCTGATCCGTGCGCGTCGCACAGACCGGCAAGAAAAACCCGGCCATTGAGCCGGGTTTTTTCGTTTACACCAGTCGGAGAACCCCAGCCGAGCGGACCCCGGGTTCTTTGGGCAGGTACTCGAACAGACCAGTGGCCTCCAACTGTTGGTAGACCTCAAGCACAGCCTGCATCGTGTTCGGATTGCGCGCATACCTGGTACGAAGCAGGTAATCGAGCGAGTCCTGGTTAACGCTGTCCAGGTTGCCCTTGGTCGCTCCAGTCGGCATCTCAGAGATCCCGCGGCGGTTGAACTCATCAACGAGCCGCCCAACGTAGAATCCAGCCTGTGCGCCGCCGTAGCGGAGACTGATCCAGTTCGGGTCAGGAGGCGTCACGCGAACTTCCGAGTGAAGTGCGGCGAGAGCGGATTCCAACGCCTCCATCTGGGTGTTGTGCAGGAAGTCGACGAGGCGATCCCCTTGAGTCTGGGCGATGCCCAGCAGTCGGCACAGGTCGGCCTTGCGCATATCGCGCTTAATCATCTCGTTCCACAGCGCGATCTTCGCCACGGTGACAGCCGGAAGACGCACAACGTGTTCACCATCCTCCGGATCGGAGGCCTGAGGAATAGCCCGGCGCTCCTTCACGTAGATCGAGAGCGTGGTCTCGATGGCGTCAACGGCCTCGCGGATCGCGTGCTCGCGGTCATCGCCGTAGCTGTTCAGCTCAGGCAGGTCGCGGCAGAAAACGGCAACGCCAGGCGCGCTGTCGTCCTGTTCAAATCTGATTGCATAGTCGTACATGGTCACTCCTCATGGGTGATCACACAGTATTCAGGCGTGGTGAGGGGGCTCCTTAGAGCCCCAGTTGCTTGATGATTCCTTTGCGGGTCGGTTCCGGCATTTCCTTGGCTCCGTGGTCCGCAAAGACCGTCGATTTGCCGTTCGGGGCGGTGATCCTGAAGTGGCTTCCTTTGCCAGGTTCGAAGGTCACCCCTTGGGCTCTTAACCATCGTCTGAATTCGCTGTGTTTCATCACCTCATCTCTGTTGTTTGGATGAAGCTAGTATACCACATATTTGTGGTAATACAACATTTTTGTGTTGTGAGTGGGCCTGCAGCCGGCGCAGCCTGAAAGGGGAGGTCGGACACCGATAAGCCGGCAGTGCGGTGATACGGAAAAACACCGGCAGGCCAAGCAGCTCCAAGTCCTCGTTTGCTCCGGGGCTGGCTTGGCCAGACGGCGTGGAAAGACACGCACACCAATTCCTGGCCCAGCCGATGCGCTGGGCCTTTTCATTTCCGCCCCGCAGAGGGGATATCGAGACCATGAAAATGTCCGACAAGCCCGAGCTCTTGGCCATTGCACTGGCGTGGCTGAGTCAGCATGCCCCCGTTCTCTACGCTGGCGGCTTGTCCTTCCTGGTCGCGGTGACTCGGGTCATATACGGCGGCGGAACGCGGCGCCAAGCTCTGCTCGAGGCAGCGCTGTGCACGCTGATCACCCTGGGGCTGATCCCCGTTCTGGAGTGGCTTGGCCTTCCGCAGAACATGGCCACTGCTGCTGGCGTCTTCACCGGTTTCCTCGGTGTGAAGAAGCTCGCTGAGCTGGCCGACCGCATCGCTGACTGGAAGCTGCCGCGCGCTGGCGGACAGTGATGGCCTGCGACTACTGCATGCGCCAACGTGAGCGCGCCAAGAGGCTACTGAGACTTGCTTATGACAGATCGCTCGATTTCCTCGTCGGTGCCGGTAACCCAGGAGCAGGCCAACCTGATCCTGCGGAACATGGAAGAGTTCAAGGCGATCATGCTGCAGCAGCTCCACGAGCAGGCCAGGACCAATGAACTCCTTGCTGCGTTGGCCGAGGCGCTGAGTGATGGCGAGGACTATGGCGAGGATGGCTATGTCGATTCACCAACCTACCTGAACGGGAGTCCTCGCTGATGCCCTTGCGCCCGCAGCGACCATGCCGATCCACTGGCTGCAATGCACTGCACCGGAACTCCAATGGCTACTGCGATGCCCATGCCGACCTTGCCAAGGCCTGGGCAACCCGTCAGGGCTCAGGGCGCGGTGGTCGACCATGGCGTCGGTTGCGAGACAAAGTGCTGGCTCGGGACAAATACCTGTGCCGATGCGAGGAGTGCACCAGACTCGGCAGGTTGCGTGAGGCCAACGAGGTCGACCACGTCATACCACTGGCCCTGGGAGGCTCGGACGAGCCTGGCAATCTGGTCGCCATCAACGATGATTGCCACCGTCGAAAGACGCAGCGAGAGGCCTTGCAGGCGCGCCGGAAGGTGCGATGAGGGGTAGGGGGAGGGGCAAAAGTTCAGGCTTCCACGCTCGGACACCGCGCCCCCAGTCGTTTTTTTACGCCCGCGAAATTAAAAATTCAGGAGTTGCGCGATGGGAGGCACCGCCACGGTCGCCGGCCGTGGCCGCAAACCCAAGCCGACGGCCAAGAAAGCGCTGGCCGGAAACCCCGGAAAACGAGCGCTCAATAAGGATGAACCCAAGTTTTCAACGGTCACCAACATAGAGCCGCCCGAGTGGCTGAGCGATCGCGCTGCGACCATGTGGCAGATGCTGGTACCGGAGTTGCTGCGCGAGAGCGTCATCGCGCTGACTGACCTGCATAACGTCGAGGCGTTCTGTACTGCCTACGACAACTGGCGATCCGCACAGGAAGCAGTCTTTGAGCTTGGCATCGTGGTTGAGTCCTCCCAGGGTAGCCCGATGAAGAACCCGGCGTTGACCGCGGCAAACGAGGCGATGAGGCAGATCGTCACCTTCGGCTCCCTGCTGGGCCTGGACCCTGCCAGCCGCACACGAATCATTGGCGGCAACAAACAGAAATCAACCAACGAATTTGCCTCCCTTCTGAGTACCTGATGGCCAAGAGCGCTCACGCCAACGTCGACAAGGCGATGGCTTGGGCGAGGTCTGTTCTGCGCGGCCGTTTCCCGGCCTGCCGGTACATCCATCAGGCGATTGAGCGGCATTTCGACGATGTCGCCGCCAGCCGGGCGAAGAGCTACCCCTACAAGTTCGACCCGGCTCGTGCGGAGAAGAAGCTGAAGCTGATCCAGCTCCTGCCGCACACAAAAGGCGAATGGGCCTTCAAGCGACAGCTGATCACGCTTGAGCCATGGCAGCTTTTCGGGTTGGCCTGCACCTTCGGCTGGGTCAGAAAGAAGAGTGGCTATAGGCGCTTCCGCGAAAGCTACTGGGAGGTGCCGCGTAAGAACGGCAAGTCGGTGATCGCCGCCGGCGTGGGCCTGAGCATGTTCACCGCTGATAACGAGTTTGGCGCCGAGGTCTACTCGGGCGCCACAACCGAAAAGCAGGCTTGGGAGGTGTTCCGCCCGGCGCGGCTGATGGTGAAGCGCTCGCCGATGCTGATCGAGGCGGCCGGTATCGAGGTCAATGCCTCGAACATGAACATCCCGTCCGACAGCAGCCGCTTCGAGCCGTTGATCGGCAACCCGGGTGATGGTGCGTCGCCGTCCTGCGCGATCATTGACGAGTTCCACGAGCACGACAGTTCGGCCCAGTACGACACCATGCTTACTGGTATGGGCGCCCGCCGCCAGCCGCTGATGTTCATCATCACGACCGCCGGGGCCAACATCGAAGGGCCTTGCTACGACAAGCGCCGCCAGGTGCTGGAGATGCTCGAAGGAACGGTGCCGGATGATGAGTTGTTCGGCTACATCTGGACCCTGGACGAGGGGGACGACTGGACCGATCCGAAAAACCTGGCCAAGGCGAACCCATGCATGGGTGTGTCGGTGTTCCAGGAGTATCTGGAGAGCCAGTTGGCTCGGGCGATCCGCTCGGCGCGATTCACCAACACGTTCAAGACCAAGCACCTGAACCTATGGGTCAGCGCAAAGTCTGGCTTCTTCAACATGGAGAGCTGGAAGGCGTGCGAAGACACGACGCTCACGGTCGAGCAGTTCGAGGGGCAGGAGTGGGTGGCCGCCTTCGACCTGGCACGCAAGCTCGATATGAACTCCAGGGCCCGCCTGTTCTGGCGCGTCATCGATGGGAAAACCCATTACTACAGCGTTGGTCCCGCGTTTTGGGTGCCTGAGGACACCGCTTTCAACCCTGACAACCAGCGCATGTCGGAGCGCTTTCAGGCCTGGATCAACTCCGGCCACCTAGTGGCCACGAGCGGCGCTGAGGTCGATTACCGGGAGATCCTCGAGGACACCAAGGAGGCCAACCAATTGGCGCCGATTCGCGAGAGCCCGATCGACCCACACGGCGCCACCGGCCTCAGCCACGAACTCGACGACGAGGGTTTCAACCCGATCACGATCACCCAGAACTACACCAACATGTCGGACGGCATGAAGGAACTTGAGGCGGCCATTGAAGCGGGCCGGTTCCACCATGACGGCAACCCGATCATGACCTGGTGTATTGGCAACGTGATCGGCAAGCACCTCCCGGGCAACGACGACGTGGTGCGCCCAATCAAGCAGGGCGAAGACAACAAAATCGACGGCGCGGTCGCGCTGATCATGGCCATCGGCCGAGTGCTCGCCAACGAGCCGCCGGAGAAAAACCTCTCCGACCACATCGAGAAGCATGGAGTCCGGAGGCTCTGATGGGAATGTTCGCCAAGCTGCGGGGATGGTTCAGTAAGGGTAGTGACCCTCTGATCATCGACTCGCCGGACAAGCTCGCCCAGGTTCTAGGCGTGAGCTACGAAACCACTGCGGGTCAACGGGTTACGACCACCAGCGCGTTGCAGCAAACGGCTGTCTTCAATTGCGTGCGCGTGCTGGCTGAGTCGGTGGGCATGCTGCCCTGCAGGCTCTACAAACAGGACGGCCGAGATCGACTTCCGGCTACATCCCACCGCTTGTTCAGTCTGCTGTCGGTCGCGCCGAACGGGTACATGACTTCCCAGGAATTTTGGGAGCTTCTGGTGGCCTGCCTGTGCTTGCGCGGAAACTTCTACGCCTACAAGGTCATGGCGCTAGGCAACGTCGTGGAGTTGTTGCCGATCAACCCAGGTGCGGTGACGCCGAAGCTCAAAGACGACTGGTCGGTGGAGTACGACGTCAAATTCAAGAGCGGTGAGCGCACGCTGACCCAGGATGAAATATGGCATGTGCGGCTGTTCACCCTGGACGGCCTGACAGGCCTGAACCCCATCGCTTATGCCAGGGAAGCATTGGGCCTAGGCCAGGCGATGGACAAGCACGCCGCCAAGTTGTTTGCCAACGGTGCGGTTACCTCCGGGGTGCTGAAGACCAACGAAGAACTCAGCGACGAAGCGTTCGCCAGGCTGAAGGAGCAGTTCCAGGGCGAGCACATGGGCACGGCCAACGCCTACAAGCCCATGATTTTGGAGATGGGACTGGATTGGAAACCTATCAGCCTCAACCTCGCTGACACCCAGTTCATCGAGTCGAGAAAGATGACCGAGGCGCAGATCTGCGGTCTGTTCCGCGTGCCCCCGCACTTGGTTGCCAGTCTCGACAAGATGACCCTGAACAACATGGAGCAAATGGGCATGAGCTTCGTGAACTACGCGCTCGTGCCCATCCTGACGCGCGTAGAGGCTCGCATTCGCGTCGGCCTCTTGAGCGAGCAAGACGCGAAAACGCACTTCGCCAAGTTCAACGCTGGTGCTCTGATGCGGGGCGATCTGAACGGCCGTTACACCTCCTACGGGAAGGGCATCCAGTGGGGAATTCTCAGCCCCAACGACTGCCGCGAGTTGGAAGACCTCAACCCGCGCGAAGGCGGCGATATCTACCTGACCCCGATCAACATGACCACCAACCCGGAGGCAGCCAATGCTGACCAAACAAAGGCTTGATCTGCCGCTCACCATCAAGTCGGTCAGCGACACTGGAGAGTTCGAAGGCTACGGCTCCGTGTTCGGCGTCGAGGACAGCTACGGCGACGTCGTGGTGCGTGGTGCCTTCGAGGCCTCGCTGGCACGGTGGAAAGAGAAAGGCCGGCTTCCTGCACTGCTCTGGCAGCACGACAGCGCCGAGCCAATCGGCATCTACACCGAGATGCGCGAAGACGACACAGGCCTGTATGTGAAGGGCCGGCTGCTGATTGATGACGACCCGCTGGCGAAGCGTGCACATGCTCACATGAAGGCGGGAAGCCTATCCGGCTTGTCGATCGGCTACATGCTCGACGACTACGAATACGACAAGGAGAAGGGCATTTGGCTGCTGAAGGCGATCGACCTCTGGGAAGTTTCCCTGGTCACCTTCCCGGCCAATGACGAGGCCCGCATCTCCGATGTGAAAAGCCTGCTGGCGCGTGGTGAGACGCCGCCGCCAAGCAAAGTGGAGCGAGCCCTGCGAGAGGTTGGGTTCTCTGGCTCCCAGGCCAAGGCCTTTATGGCCAAAGGCTACAGCGCTGCCTGTCCGCGCGATGCGGATGTTGGCTCCGCGCTCGACTCCCTGAAGTCCCTGATCAAGTGCATGTAAGGAGAACCCCATGCCTGCTGATATTCAAGATGTGAAACAGGTCGCCGAAGAACTCGGTGCCAAGTTCGAAGAGTTCAAACAGAAGAACGACAAGCGCGTCGATTCCCTCGAGGCCGAGAAGGGAAAACTGGTCGAGCAGGTCGAAGGCCTGAACGAAAAGCTCGGCGCACTCGATGAACTGAAGAGTGCGCTGGAGAAGGAAATTGCCGGCCTGAAGCGCCCGGATGGCACTGGCACCAAGGCTGCGAACGAGCACAAGACCGCCTTCATGCAGTTCGTGCGTAAGGGTGTCGATACTGGCCTTGGCGAGTTGCAGGCCAAGGCGCTCCAGATCGGCGTCGAGGCCGATGGCGGTTACGCCGTACCCGAAGAACTCGATCGCGCCATCATCGAGCTGCTTCGCGATGAGTCGCCGATGCGCCAGGTGTGCAATCAAATTACCGTCGGAACGCCGGATTACAAGAGACTGGTGAACCTCGGCGGCGCCGGTGCTGGCTGGGTCGGCGAAACCGCGCCCCGTCCGGAGACCGGAACCCCGGCCCTGGCACAGATCAACGCCTTCATGGGTGAGATCTACGCGAACCCGCAAGCCACCCAGACCAGCCTCGATGACATGTTCTTCGACGCCGAGGGCTGGCTGAACAGCGAGGTGGGCCGCGAGTTCTCCGAGATGGAGGGCAGCGCCTTCCTGTTGGGCAATGGGACCAACAAGCCCAAGGGTGTGCTGGCTTACCCGCTCGCAGTTACCGGCGACAAGACTCGCCCTTACGGCACCCTGCAGAAGCTGATCAGCGGCACCGCTGGTGCGTTCAACGGCGACAAGCTGATCGACTTGGTGCACGCCCTGAAAGCCGGCTATCGCAGCAGCGCCACCTGGATGATGAACAACCTGAGCGTTGCCTACGTCCGCAAACTCAAGGATAGCGACGGCAACTACCTGTGGCGTCCCGGTCTGGAGGTAGGCCAGCCCTCCAGCCTGATCGGCTACGGCATCACCGAGAACGAGGACATGCCGGATATCGCGGCTGATGCCAATGCGCTGATGTTCGGTGACTTCAAGCGCGGCTACACCATCGTGGATCGCATCGGCACTCGCGTGTTGCGCGACCCCTACACCAACAAGCCCTATGTTGGCTTCTACACCACCAAGCGTGTCGGCGGCATGCTCGTCGACTCCCAGGCGATCAAGGTTCTGACCCTGTCCGCGGCCTAATCTGGGCGGCCGGCTTCGGCCGGCCATCCATGGAGGAAAGAGCTATGCCCATGATTCTCGTCGAGAAGTCTTTCCCCTTCTCTCCAGACGGCAATGAAGTCATCACTGTTGAGGTGGGTGAACAAGACGTGTCCGAGCGCTGCGCGCTGGTGGCGGTGGAGCACCTGAAAGTGGCCACCCTAGTGGATGGCGTTCGTACCGAAGTCGACCCGCTGAAAATGAAGGTTCCGGATCTGAAGGCGTGGCTTACTGCCAAGGGTGTTGCTTTCGACTCGACTGCTAACAAGGAAGCCCTGTTGGCACTGGTACCGAAAGATGATTGATCTTTCCCGGCTGAAGAAGCATCTGCGCGTCGATGCGGACTTCACCGGAGACGACGACCTGATTGCTGGATATGAGGCGTCGGCAATCAGCGCTTTCGAGCTTTGGACGAATCGCACGCTTTTGCCATCGGATGGCGTACTCCCTGATCCGGTTGGCAACGCCATGCTTGCCACGCCGGCGATAGAGCAGGGTGTGCTCATGTTGGTTGGTCATTGGTATGACGCCAGGGAGGCATCACCCGAAGATATGCCTTCGTCCACGCGGGCGCTATGGCGCCCCCATCGCTGGGTGAATCTATGAAAGCTGGGCCGCTCCGCCACCTGGTGACCTTTCAGGAGAAGGTCAAGACTCGAAATCCAGAGTCCGGCGCCGTGGAGTACACATGGTCCGATCGCTGGGCCGGTGTCTATGCATCGGTGGAGCCGTTGTCGGCGCGCGATCTACTCGCTGCCAAGGCAGCCCAGACGGAGCTGAGCGCCCGCATCGTGATCCGCTACCGCGAAGGGGTGGAGCCGACGATGCGGATCGTCCACCGCGGCGCCATCTACGCCATCGTGGGCAAGCCACTCCCGGACAAGAAGTCTGGCCGGGAGTACCTCACCATCCTGGTCAGCGAGGGCCTCACCGATGGCTGACGGCGTCGAGTTCAGCATCACCGGTACCGACGACCTCGTGGGCAAGCTGCGTGAGCTGAGTTTCGACGTTCGCCGTAAGGGTGGCCGCACGGCGCTGCGCAAGGCGGTGTCGATCGTGGTCAGCAAGGCCAAGGATGGCGCACGCCGAATCGATGACCCCGATACGGGCCGGAGCATCGCCGACAACATCGCCATGCGCTGGAACGGCAAGCTGTTCAAGAGCACCGGCGACCTCGGGTTCAGAGTGGGCGTGCTGCATGGCGCGGTGCTCCCGAAGAAGGGGCAGCACCCCAGCCTGCAGGCGAATGCACCAACGCCGCACTGGCGCCTCTGGGAGTTCGGAACCTCGAAGATGAGGGCGGACCCGTTCATGCGAAGCGCGCTGGCGGACAGCATTTCCCTTGTCACTGACACATTCGTCAACGAGTACGAGCGGGCCATTGACCGCGCAATCAGGAGTGCGGCGAAGGCCGCCAGGAGTGGCTGATGTACGCACCGATATTCACCATCTGCAACGCGGACTCAGGCGTTCAGGCCGTGCTCGGTGGGTCTCCCATTCGCCTCTATCCCTTCGGCGAGGCCGAGGAGGAGGTGGTTAAGCCCTACGCCACCTGGCAGGGCATCGGCGGGGCGCCGGAGAACTACCTGGACCAGGCGCCGGATATCGACAGCTTTGCGCTACAGGTGGATGTCTACGGTCGGACAGCCGAGGAGGCCCGCGCCGCGGCCAGGGCGATCCGGGACGCCATCGAGCCGCATTCGCAGATCACGCGCTGGAACGGCGAAGACAAGGATTCGGCAACCGGCCTTTACCACTACAGCTTCGACGTCGACTGGTGGGTTGAGCGCTAGAGCTGTCACGTCACACAGCCCGCCGCGTGCGGGCATTTTTTTGCCTTCAACCAACCCCAGGAGAACGCCATGGCGGTTAAAACCCAGGGCTCGCAGCTGTTCGCGCTGATGCCCATCATCACCAACCCCGGCACCTTCCAGGTGCTGGAGATCGACTGCATCAGCAACTTCAACGGCGGCGGCAACCCGGCCGACCAGATCGTCGTCGAGTGCTTGAACAAGACCACTCGCGAGTATCTGAAGGGCATGCGCACCCCGGGCCAGGCTACCTTCACCGTCGATGCTGACCCGCGCGTAGCCTCCCACATCCGCCTGCAGCAGGCCGCCGAGTCCGACGACCCGATGTACGACGAAATCCGCTGGGCTCTGGGGTGGGCTGATGGCATGGGCATTGTGCCCACCGTGGGCGCTGCCGACGGTCTCGCGTCGGTTTCGATCACTGCCGGTGGCTCGGGCTACACCTCGCCGCCGACGGTTGCCTTCACTGGCGGCGGCGGCACTGGTGCGGCCGGTACCGCGATCATCTCCGCCGGCAAGGTCGTAGGCGTGAACATCACCAATCCGGGGTCGGGCTACACCTCGGCGCCGACCGTGGCGTTCACCGGGGGCACGGGCACCGGTGCTGCCGCGACCACCTCCCTGGGCGATCCGGCCGACTTCGTGCTGCCGCCGACTCGCACCTGGTTCGTGTTCGACGGCTACGTCGCGGACTTCCCGTTCGACTTCCAGAACAACTCCACAGTCAAGACCAGCGCCGCCATCCAGCGCTCCGGGCCCGGGGCCTGGGTGCGTAAGGCCGTGTAAGGGGAAACCATGCAGCTCAGCATCGAAACCTTGAAGCAGGCCGGAGCCTTCACCGGCCGGCCCGTGCGCAAAGAGATCACCTGGACGCAAGCCGACGGCGACCAGACCTTCACCGCGACCGTGTATGTCCGGCCTCTCGGCTACCAGACGGCCGTCAGCGACGTTCTGGCCGCCGGCGGGAAGCAGGACAGCATCGCCGGCCGAATCGCCGCCTCCATCTGCGACGAAGAGGGGCGTCCCGTCTTCACGGTACTGGACATCACCCACGGTCCGCTCGATCCCGAAGCACTGGCAAAAGATCCCGAGAGCACGCAGCGCCTCGGCGCGCTCGACGGGAACCTGTCGGTGGCCCTGCTGTATGCCATCCATGAGGTCAACACCACGGGAAAGATGAGCCCCTCTCCGAACTCGACGAGCTCTGGCACGAAATCGCCTGCTCGATCGGCGCGACAGTCGCTGAAGCGAAAGAGCGCGTAAGTCTCCCGGAGTTCTACTCCTGGATGAAGTACCGCTCGCTGCGCGGATCACTGCACGCCGGCATGCGGCTGGAGGAGGGCTTTGCCCTCCTGGCCGCCCTCTACGTGAACCGCACGCGCATGCCGGAGGGGGACGCTGCAACCATCCGTGACTTCATGCCACACAATCCGCCGCCAGAACCGACTGTCGAGGATGCGATGAAGGCGTGGGGGTAATTCTGGGCAGGGATGCCCGCAATCCACTGGGAGAACACCATGGCAACGCGCTCTCTCGGGCAGCTGACCCTGGATATCATCGCCAAGGTCGGTGGCTTCGTGTCCGGCATGACCCAGGCGGAGCGAAGCGCCGATAAGTGGCGAAAAGAGGTCGAGAAGAGCGCCCAGAAAGCCGGGGCGGCGATCGGCGCCGCCACGGTGGCAGGCGTGACCGCGCTGACCGCAATGGCTATCGGCACTGTAAAAGCGGCGGAGGAGGTGACGAACCTTGCTAGCGTCGCGAACACCAGTACCACCGAGTTCCAGAAATATGCCGCCGGCGCGAAGCTGGTCGGGGTGGAGCAGGACAAGCTCGCCGACATCTTCAAAGACGTGAACGACAAGGTCGGGGACTTCCTCAACACCGGTGGCGGCGGCCTGGCTGACTTCTTCACCAACATCGCGCCGAAGGTTGGCATCACCGCGGACAACTTCCGCAACCTCTCAGGCCCACAGGCTCTGGGCCTGTACGTTTCCAGTCTGGAGAAGGCCAAGGTCAGCCAGTCGGACATGACCTTCTACCTGGAGGCGATCGCCAACGATGCCACCGCGCTGTTGCCGCTGCTCCGCAACAACTCCGAAGGCTTCAAGACTTTTGGTGAGGCAGCCGCGGCAGCCGGCGCCATCATGGACGAGAAGACCATCAAGGCGAGCAACGAGCTTGCCGCCGCGCAGTGGCTGGTCGAGCAGAGCACCACCGGCCTGCGAACCCAACTGATGTCGCAGCTTCTGCCTGTGCTGAGCGACTTCGCCACCGACCTGTTCGAAGTCAGCAAGCAGGGCACCGCGATGGTGGGCGTCGGCGAGGCGATCACCACAACCATCAAGTGGGCGGCGAAAACGGCGGTTGGCGCCGTCGGCGCCTTCGATCTGCTCGGTAAAGCGATCGGCGGCACGGTGGCCACTGCTGCCTCTGCGTTCGAGGGATTCTCTTGGGACGATCTGGCGGCCGGACCGGCGGCGCTCGGTGTTCGGCTCGCCAAGAACTGGGAGAGCGTCAAGACAACTGCCTCGACGGTTACGACGGATCTGCAGGCCGAGGCCCTGAAGTTCGCTGGGTACCTCGACAATATCGACAAGGCCGGAACGGGTGGCACCAGTGGCATGGTCAAGGAGCTGGCAGAGCTGCAGGCAAGGCTGCGCGACATGGCTAGTAAACCCGGTTCCTTCGTGGCCCAGACAAAGGATCAGCAGGCGGCGGCGAAGAAACTGGCCGACACCATCGCCTCGACTGAACAGGGCTATCAACGCCAGATCGCGCTGATCAACACCGAGGTCGACAAGCGTAAGGACGCGACCGAGGTCGCCAAGCTCCAGTTCGAGATCCAGTCCGGCAAGCTGGTTGGAATCAATGCCCTGCAGCAGAAACGCCTGGAGGGCCTGGCCGGCGAGCTGGACCGCCTGAAGCAGTTGAAGCAGGCCAACGAGGACGCGGCCAAGGCCCGCACCTTCGGCGACACGCTGACCGATACCAACCAGACGGTGCGCGTCGGCTATGAGGTCGACCTTTCCGGTGCCGGCCTTGGTGACAAGGCCCGCGAACGGATGAAGCAGAACCTGCAGATCCAGCAGGACTTCGCCAAGCAGCAGGCCGACCTGCAGAAGCAGTACAACAGCGGCGACATCAGCAAGGAGCTGTACGACCAGGAAACCGGCCTGCTGAAGAAGGCTCTGGCCGAGCGCCTGGCCATCCAGGAGAACTACTACCAGGAGGTCGACAAGGCTCAGGCCGACTGGCTGTCGGGTGTCAGTGATGCCTGGCAGAACTACCTCGACAGTGCGCGCGATGCCAACAGCCAGATGAAAGAGGCTGCCGCGAGCGCCTTCGGCGGTGCCGAGGATGCCGTGCTGGATTTCGTAACCACCGGCAAGGCCGAGTTCAGCGATCTCGCCACCTCGATTCTGAAAGACCTGGCGCGCATTGCCCTGCGCAAGGCGGTTGTCGGCGCGGTAGGCGCTGCCAGCGAAACTAGCTGGGGTGGTGCAATCGCCTCGATCTTCCAGGCAAAGGGTGGCGCGTGGTCCGGCGGCGTTCAGATGTTCGCCAACGGCGCTGCCTTCACAAACAGCGTGGTCAACTCGCCCACCGCGTTCGCCCTGGCAAATGGTGGCCTGGGCGTGATGGGGGAGGCTGGCCCAGAGGCGGTCGTTCCTCTAGGTCGGACCTCGGACGGATCTCTTGGCGTAAGGGTTGTTGGCGCCACCGGAAGTGGCGGTGGTGGCGGCAACGTCTTCCAGTTCCACACCGAAGTGAACATCTCCGCAGGAGGTCAGACGACATCGACCGCCGCGGCGGGCGGTGATTCGAATGGCCAGCAGTTGGCGAACATGATCAACGACGCTGCGCGCGGCGTGATCGTTCAGGAGAGTCGCCCAGGTGGCCTGATCTATCGAATGGTGAACCGATGACCGAAGTATTCAGTTGGGACATCGCCGTCTCCTCTACTGGCACGATCAACCAGTCAGTGCGCGAAGCGAAGTTCGGTGACGGCTACAGCCAGGCTGTCGGTGACGGAATCAACAACGAGTGGGAGGTCTGGGAGATATCCCGGATCGGCAGGAAAGCCCTGATCGACGACATCAGGGCTTTCTTCCGCCGGCACGGCGGCTGGAAGTCCTTCAGTTGGACTAGCCCGAGCGGTATGCAGGGGCTGTTCCGCTGCAGCAACATCCAGCTTGCTCCGCATGGTGCCGGCAAGTTCACCATCTCGGCGACCTTCACTCAGGTTGGCGACTACCCGCAGGGGGCTCCATGACCATTGCAACTGATGAGCAACTGCTGGAGCCCGGTAGCGAGGTGCGGCTGTTTGACCTGGACTGCACCGAGTTCGGCGGCGAGCTGCTGCGCTTCCACGGCCATCTCCAGCAGGGGCCGATCTACTGGCAAGGAAACGCCTATCAGCCTTGGCCTCTGGAGGCCTCTGGCTTCGAGCAGCGTGGGGATGGAAGAGCCTCGGCGCCGACGCTGAGTGTGGGCAACATCGACGGCAGCATCTCCGCACTATGCCTCTACTTTGACGACCTGGTGGGTGCGAAGCTCACAGTGCACGAGACCTTCGCCCACTACCTGGACGCGGCGAACTTCGGAGGCGGGAACGCCCAGGCCGACCCCAGCCAGGAGCGGATCAATATCTGGTTCATCGAGCAGAAGACCGGTGAGGACAACACCACGGTGACGTGGGAGCTGTCAGCGCCGCCGGACTTCCAGGGCCAGCAGATCCCGGCACGGCAGATCACCGGGCTGTGCCAGTGGTGCATCACCGGCGGCTACCGTGGCGCCGATTGCGGCTACACCGGCACATTGATGTTCGACGAGCAGGGCAATCCAACGGTCGACCCCTCAAAGGATCGCTGCAGCGGTCTGCTATCAACCGGCTGCAAGCCGCGCTGGGGCGCGAACAACCCTCTCCCGTTCGGCGGCTTCCCAGCCTCCGGCCTGATCAAGATGTGAGCCATATGGACCTGAGCAACAGCCTGCACCAGGCGATCGCCGCGCACGCGGCCGCCGAGCATCCTCGCGAGTGCTGCGGGGTAATCATCAAGGCCGGCCGGCGCCGGCAGTATGTCCAATGCCGCAACCTGGCGACGACGCCCAGCGAGCACTTCGTGATCGACCACCAGGACTGGGCAGCGGCGGAGGACCTCGGCGAGGTACTGGCCATCGTGCACTCCCACCCAGATGTCCCGGCCAGGCCTAGCATGGCCGACAGGGTGAGCTGTGAGTTGCACGGCCTGCCCTGGGTGATCATGTCCTGGCCAGAGGGCGACGTGGCCACCATCGAGCCAGAGGGCTACCGCGCGCCGCTGGCCGGCCGCGAGTATGCCCACGGCGTGCTCGACTGCTGGGCGCTGTGCCGAGACTGGTACGCGCGCGAGTGGGGGCTTGAGCTGCCTAACTACGAGCGCCGGGACGGCTGGTGGGAGGAGGGCGAGAGCCTCTACGAGAAGCACTTCCAGGATGCGGGGTTCTATCCGGTCAGCCTGGCCGATGCTCGCCGCGGCGATATGCTGGTGATGCAGATCGGCCGCGCCGCCCACCCGAACCACGCAGCCATCTACCTGGGCGGAGATTGGAGCATGGCCAGCGAGCCGGAGGCTCCTGCGTTGGGCGGCGCCGGGCCCTTCTTCATCCACCACCCCTACGAGCGTCTATCCAGCCGCGAGGTATTCGGCGGTCCTTGGCTAGAACGCACGCGCTTGGTGTTGCGGCACCGCGAGGCGCCGAAGTAGCGCTGTGCTACCCTCCGGCCGTTGGCCTAAAGGAGGATGCCATGAAGAAATTGTTTGGCGCGCTGCTGTTGGTAGCAATGGCCGGGTGCTCAAGCTCCCCTGTATCGCTCAGTGAGGCGACACCTGCGCCGCGCGACAGAGTCTATGGAATGCAGATTCCAGATTCTGCACAGAGAGCTTCCATTACTTTTGTCCGCGACTCCGGGTACGTAGGCGGCGGCTGCGATATGGGCATCTATGTGAACTCGAAGCTCGTTGCACGATTGCAGACCGGGGAAAAAGCGGCCATTGCAGTTCCTGCCGGCCAACTGATTGTTGGCGCTGGCGGCGTTGGCGACGGACTTTGTGGGGCGAGCGCTTCGCGAAGAGAGCGCGACGTTACGATCAGTGCCGGCGAGTCGAAGAACTATCGAATATTTATCAGCGGGTCGGGGGATGTAGACATCCTGCCGACAACGATGTGACAAGGCCGCCTTCGGGCGGCTTTTCTTTTCGGAGAGAATAATGGCGACGATGACAACGGTCAGGCTCTATGGCGTTCTTGGCCTTGAGTTCGGGCGCGTGCATCAGAGGCTTCTTGAGACTAACACTGCGCGCGAAGCCCTTGATGCATTGAAGTACACCATTGATGGTTTCGAGCGATTTATGAGTCGAGCAGAAGCCTTAGGCCTGACGTTCGCAGTCTTCCGCGGGAAGAAAAATCTATCTGCAGATGAGTTGGATATGGCTGGTGCGGAAGATATCCGCATTGCTCCGATCGTTATCGGCAGTAAGCGTGACGGAGTCTTTCAGACAATTCTTGGCGGAGCGCTGATTGCTGTCGGTGCCGCAATTTCCTACTTTTCCGCAGGCTCCCTGTCCGCTGTCGGAGCGGGGTTCATGCAGGCCGGCGCGGCCCTCGCCCTGGGCGGTGTTATCCAGATGCTCAGCCCCCAGCCAAAGAGCCTCAAGAGCAGGCAGGACCCAGCCAACACCCCCAGCTATGCCTTCGGCGGACCAGTGAACACCATCGCCCAGGGTAACCCGGTTGGCGTGCTCTACGGCCGCCGGCGTATCGGTGGCGCGATCATCTCCGCCGGCATCTACGCCGAAGACCAGATGTAGCTACGCGGCAGTAACCACGGCCCGCCTAGAGCGGGCTTTTTTTCGCCTGAAGGAAACCCATGACTGCGATGATCACTGGCCACAAGGGTGGCTCTAGCAATCCACGCACGCCCGTCGAGGCGCCGGATTCTGTCCAGTCGATCGCCCGTGCGAAGATCCTCCTCGCCTTGGGCGAAGGGGAGTTCGACGGCCTGGTGGGCGCCCGGGACATCTACCTGGATGGAACCCCGCTGCAGGCCGCCGATGGCACGGAGAACTTCCCGGGCGTGAAATGGGAATTCCGCCCTGGATCGGTCGACCAGACCTACATCCAGGGTATCCCCTCCATCGACAACGAGATCGCCGTGGGCGTTGTGCTCACCTCGGCAACTCCATGGGTGCGCGCTGTCTCGAATCTTCAGTTGTCGGCTGTTCGCGTTCGCCTGGGCTGGCCGGCGCTGCAGCAGCAGAAGGACAACGGCGACGTGGTCGGCTACACGATCGACTACGCCATCGACCTATCCACCAACGGCGGGGCCTACCAGCAGGTGCTGACAGCATCTCTGAACGCCAAGACCACCACCCTGTACGAGCGGAGCCACCGCATTGACCTGCCCGCGGCGACCAGCGGCTGGCAGATCCGCGTGCGCCGGTTGACCGCCAACCAGAACAACAACCGCATCGCTGACACTATGCAGGTCCAGGCGATCACTGAGGTGATCGACGCCAAGCTGCGCTATCCGAACACAGCGCTACTCTACGTTGAGTTCGACGCCTCGCAGTTCCAGAGCATTCCACAGGTCAGCGTCGACGCAAACGGTCGGCGGGTGCAGGTTCCGGCCAACTACGACCCGGCGACCAGGACCTACGTCGGCGCGTGGGACGGCAGCTTCAAGCAGGCGTTCACCACCAACCCCGCGTGGCACTTCTACGACATCGTGCTGAACAAGCGCTTCGGCCTCGGCCGGCGCATCGACGCCACGATGCTCAACAAGTGGTCGCTGTACCGGATTGCCCAGTATTGCGACGTCCTGGTGTCGGACGGGAAGGGCGGCCAGGAGCCCCGATTTACCTGCAACATGTACATCCAGAGCCGTGCCGATGCCTGGCAGGTGCTGAGCGACATGGCGGCCATCTTCCGCGGCATGACCTACTGGAGCGGCTCCGAGTTGGTGGTGGACGCCGACATGCCGGAGGACGATGCCTATCGCTTCTCGCCCTCCAACGTAATCGGTGGCCGGTTCAGCTACACCTCGAGCAGCCACCGAGATCGCCACACCCTGGCCCTGGTGAACTGGGACAACCCTGCGAACAACTACCAGTCGGAGACCCGGCCGGTACCCAACCTGCGCGCCCAGGCCCGCTACGGCATCGTGCCCCTGGAGATGACCGCAATCGGTTGTGTCTCGGCCAGCGAGGCTGATCGCCGCGGCCAATGGGCCCTTCTGACTGAGGAGCTGGAGAAGGATCAGGTTACGTTCCAGACCAGCATCGAGGCGCGCGGGCTGGGGCCGGGCAAGATCATCAGCGTGGCCGATCCCGTGCGCAGCGGCAAAGCCATTGGCGGCCGCATCATCGCTGTCTCCGCCAGGGTCGTGACTGTCGACCGTGACATCCAGGCCGTCCCCGGCGACCGGCTGCTGGTGAACCTGCCGAATGGAACCGCCGAAGCACGGACGATCCAGAGCGTGGCAGGCCGGCTGGTGACAGTGACGGCCAACTTCTCCCAGGCCCTACTGCCGCAGCTTCAATGGCAGCTCGAAAGCGACGGCCTGGCCGTGCAGCGGTTCCGCATCCTGAGCATCACTCGGCCGGCGCCGGGTATACACGAGATCACCGCGCTGCAGCACGTCGCCAGCAAGTTCGACGCGATCGACAACGGCACACGGATCGAGCTGCCGCCGATCACGGTAATTCCGCCTAGCGTGCAGGCGCCGCCGAGCAACATCCTGCTGACCAGCTCGGTATCGACTGCCCAGGGCCTGGCTGTCACCAAGATGACGATCAGTTGGGCTGCTGCTCCGAAGGCCGTTGGCTATGAGGTGCAGTGGCGGAAGGACTCAGGGAACTGGGTCAGCGTGCCCCGCACCGGCGGGCTCAGCGTCGACGTCGACGGCATCTACGCGGGCCGCTATCTGGCCCGCGTGCGCGCCCTGAGCGTCATGGACGTGGCTTCGGTGTGGGCGACTGGGGTTGATACTCAACTGAGCGGGAAGACTACTCCGCCGCCGGTGCTGGCGTTCCTGCGCACCACCTCTGGGCCCTGGAAGATCAAGCTCGACTGGGGATTCCCGGCGGGCGCCGAAGATACCGCCTTCACCGAACTGCAGCAGTCGACCACGCCTGGCGGCAGCGAGCAGACGGCAACCGCGCTCGGCCTGTTCGCTTACCCGACGGACACGCACACGGTCATGCCAATGCCTGCCGGTGCGCGCCTGGCCTTCCGTGGCCGCCTGATCGACCGAACAGGCAACGTGGGCGCTTGGTCCGCGTGGGTGGATGGGATCACCTCGTCGGACGCGTCCGAATACAACGAGTTGATCACCAAGGAGTACGTCGAGAGCGCGCTGGGGCAGGCGTTCTTCGATCAGATCGATCAGATTCAGGTCGATGTGGACCAGCTCATGGGGCAGTACTACGACCCCGGGAAGGCCTACGCGAAGGGCGACATCATCAGGCAAGGGGATCGTCTGTACCAGGCCACGAAGGCGGTGCCGGTGAACACCCCTCCGCCGAACGTCGCTTACTGGATCGATGTCGGCCAGGCGGTTGAAAGCGCGAACGGACTTGCCCTACAGGTGCAGCAGAACTCTGCCGACATCCAGAGCCTGGACGGCAAGGTCACAGCCAGCGCGAGCCAGATGAGCGCCCTGGTTGCTGCCTACCGTAACGATAACGGCGAGGGTGAGCTGCAGGATGCCCTGCGTGGCGCGTCTTCTGTGGCGCAGATCGTGCGCGAGAGCCAAGTGAGGGCGACCGACAGCCAGGCCATGGCCAAGTCTGTCGAGCAGGTCTCTGCGTCAACGGCGACGAACACGGGCACGATCCAGCAGGTATCCCGAGTGCTCACTGATGTGAACACCGGCGTGCAGGCCATGTGGAGCGTGAAGCTGAGTGTTTCCCAAAACGGCCAGAAATATGCGGCGGGGTTCCAGCTCGGCTTCGACGGTGGCACGACTCTGAGCACCATGGCCTTCCAGGCCGATCGGTTCCTGTTCTTCAACAGCTCCAGTGGCCAGACCGTCGCGCCAGTGTCGATCGTCGGCGGCCAGATGTTCATCAACAGCGCCATGATCCAGGACGCGAGCATCACCAACGCCAAGATCGGCGACGTCATCCAGTCGAACGCTCTGGGCAGCAATGGCCAGCCCCTGTGGCAACTGAACAAGGCCGGTTCCTTCCTGCTGAACAGCGCAGGCGGAGGCGGGCGGATGCAGCTGACGGCGGAAGCGTTGAAGGTGTTCGACGGCAATGGTGTGCGGCGCGTGCAACTCGGGAACCTTGACGCATGAGTTACGGGCTGCAGGTCTTCGATGGCGGCGGTGGGGTTATTTTCGATAGCAACTCGTTCACCTGCCGCATGGTGTATCGGATAGAGATTCCCTACTCCACAAATTCTCAGAGCTTCGTGATTCCAGGGTTCGATTCCGCCAAGGGTGTCGTCTGGATCGACACTGCGTGGGCAGGCTCTGGCTTGACCTTCGCGCCCCGCTATTCGGTGTCCGGGAATACGGTGACAGTGCTCGCCAATACCCCACCGGCACCGGGTGTCAATTACCTGAACGCGGTGATGTTCTCATGACCTACGGTGCGTTTTTCGTGGGCAACTCAGGGCAGGTGCAGATCGACGATAACTACCCCTGCTACATGGAAGTTGCTGCCGGCAGCTATAACGGCTCGAGCGGAACGGTGACTGTTACCTACCCTGCGGCGGTGAATAGTCCGAACCCTCCGGCGATCTATGTCCGCCCCGACGGCGCTCACATCCTTCGCAACATCCGACACCTAGGAAGCGTCGGAAACTGGACCGGTTGGACCGCGACCCTTTACAGCGATAGCGGTTTCACTGGAATTGTCGCGAGCGGGCAATACAAGGTGGCGGCGCTGTACCTGCCGCGCACCGGCGGTTACGGAATGCAGGTATTCGACGCGATCGGCCGCCTGCTGTTCGACAGCAACCGGCAGGTGATCCGCATCATCAGCGGTGCGCAGACCTGGTCGAAGGTTGGCTACAACGGCAGCTACCTGGGCAACTGGACAACGGACACGTGGGGCAACCCTTACGTGGCAGGCTCCTATGTCCTGGCCAGTCACTTCATGGCCGCCTCGTTTGAAGGGTCAACCTCTGCCGAAATGGGGGTGGGCTTCATCGATGGCGCATCCAAAGCTCAGATCAATGCATTCGCGCAGCGCGCCGGCCGAGGCCTGCCTGCGATCGCGTCACTTAACTGGCCGCTGGTCATGGTGAATTAAGGAGGGGATATGCCCTGGTATTCAACTGGCACCGTTTCGGTGGCCACTAACAGTCCGACGGTCACGGGCTCTGGCACAAATTTCTCGGCGAACGCGCGAGTAGGGGATGCCTTCCGCGGGCCTGATGGCTTCTGGTACGAGGTGACAAACGTGGCCAGTGCCACGGTGCTCTCGATCAAGCCCAACTACCAGTCGGGCCCCAATGGGGCGGGGGCCTATGCCATTGCTCCGATGCAGGGCTATGTCAAGGACTCTGCCGATGCGCTTCGGGCATTCGTCAACCAGTATGGAAGCCAACTGGCCAGCCTGGGGGCCTGGTCGACAGCTCCGACTGCCGCTGATGCGCGAAACGCGCTGGGCCTCGGTTCTGCAGCTACTGCGGCTGTAGGGACCGCGGCAGGAAACCTCTTGGCAGTGGGCAGTTTCGGGTTTGCTGCTCCGGCGGGGGCGGCTCCTGTTCTGACCGACCTGTTCAACATGAACGGCAGAACCCTCGAAATGGGGATGTACGCCCCGATCAATGGCTCTCGCACCCCCGGTGCGCAAACCGATTACGGCATCGCCCTTGGCTTGAAGGCCAGCACCAACGAATGGCGGCACATCCTTCAGTTTTCGGCGCAGGGCGATGTTTATGACTTGTCCATCACGAACCCCTCCACTGGCGGCGGGTGGAAGGTCGCGAAGTTCTACACCACCCTGAACACCACCATGGCATCGAATGGCGTGCTTTCTGCGGCATCACCCATTGTACGGATCGCCGATGTTGAGCTGAGCGAGCGGACGGACCTCAAGGAAGGCACATTCGAATCGGCTGGCCCGTGGGGCGTGGCGAACGGTGAGGCGCGCGGCATAGAGGTTTCCCGGCTCGACGTGGGCATCTACCAGATCACGGGGGCAAACGGCCTGGCCGCTGAGGGATGGCGGACGCTTGATCCGTGCTCGCCCGACGGAGGGCGCCCGCTCGGCATTACTGAAAGCGAAGTCCAAGGCGGCACCGTGACGATCAAGCTCTACAAGCAGCGGTGGATGCTCAATGAAGACGGCGAGATGGTCCTCGTGAAGGGAGCGCCGATGGATGTTCCGCTCAATAGCTGGATCGACGTGCGCCTGGACATGCCACCACCACCTGAACCCATCGTCGCTATCGAATAGCCCGCCATCTGGCGGGCTTTTTTATTCCAGGAGAAAACCATGGCCCAAGACCGTGATGTAGATGTGCTCGCGCGCACTCTGTGGGGTGAAGCGCGGGGTGAGGGGGCGGCCGGCATGGTCGCCGTCGGCTGGACGATCCGCAATCGCGCTGCGCGCCCTGGCTGGTGGGGACGGGATATCGTCAGCGTCTGCCAGGCGCAATGGCAGTTCAGTTGCTGGAACAAGAACGACCCGAACTACCCGTACCTGTCCGGCGCGAAGCAGATCCCGGCAGGCGAGTACCTGAAGGCCCGCGAGGCCGCGCTGGCGGTGATCAGCGGCGCCCAGCCGGACCCGACCGGCGGCGCCACCCACTACTACGCCACCACCATGGCTAAGCCGCCGGCCTGGGCGGCGCAGGCGAAGCGCACGGCCACCATTGGCCGGCACGTGTTCTTCCGCGACGTCCCGTAGGAGCGAACTATGCAGAACTTTCCATGGAAAGCGGCCAGCCTGGTGCTGGCCGCACTGCTGCTGGTGGCCGCTGGTGCTGGCCTTGGGGTATGGCTGGCCGTGGGGCACTACCGGCCCCAGCTTGACCAGGCGGGCCAGGACCTGGCCACCTGTCGCTCCGCCCGGGGCAACCTCGAGGCGCTCGTGGGGGACCAGAACACGGCCATCGCCGGCCTGGCCGATCAGGCCGAGCAGCGCCAGGCGAAGGCCGCCCAGGCCGTGGCCAATGCTCAGCAGCAGGCTGATCAGCACTATGCCGCGGCGCAGCGCCTGCAGCAGGAGCACGCCGATGGCGAGCCGGCCCAGGTGGCCTCCGACATCATCGACAAGGAGTTAGGTCTATGAGAGCGATCTGGTTGGGGATGGTGTTCGCGCTGGCAGGATGCGTGGCCAGGCAAGAAGCCGAGCCGCGAACGGTGCGCGTGGAGGTTCCGGTTGCTGTTCCCTGCCGGACTCCGGCGGTGCAGGAACCAGCTTGGGCCACGGCAATGCTGAAGAAGGGCGACACCTTGCAGGTGAAAGTGCGGGCGCTGCTGGCCGAGCGGCAGCAGCATCTGGGCTACGAGGCGCAGCTGGTCACGGCGGTGCAGGCGTGCCAGTAGCCTGCACCAGGGTTACTTACTGCTCGAAGGTATTGCAGCTTTCCCCCGTGGCAGAGAAGTACGTGTCATACATGTCTGCTGATACAAAGCCGCGCAAGAAGCTAAATGCAAGACGTCCGCCATCAAGCTGGGTTACGTAGATGTTTCTCGCGACGTGATAGTCCCTATTACCCACATCCTTACGGACGAGATACGTTACCTTTCCGTCCATCTGGCACTGAATGCCGAAGTCCTTAGCGTCAGAACCAGGGACCAACAGCTGCATCGGCGCCGCTGCTACGGAAAGAGCTGTGAAGGAGAGGACTGCGGTTGTCATCGCGAGCAAGGCTTTCATTGGTGGAGCGTTCCTTGGGTGATTGCGTTACGCCATATACTAAACCTTGACGCTGGCAATTTGACATACCAGCGGTTCGCCCTTCTTTCTCGTGTTCTGCCATAGCCTTACACTCTGGCGATTTGGAGTTGCCCATGGAGGGCTCGGGTGAAGAAGCTGTTTATTTGTCACGCTGGCGCGGGGCTCCCTGCCCATGAGCAGGATGACGTCGGCATTGTGGGCATGGCCTACGTTTGGGAGGGTGAGTGGTTCCGGACACCGGAGTCAGTCGAAGGGCGAGAGCGCAATCCAGTGATGAAGCTGCGGCCGTTGTGGGGAGCGGCGGTAGAGATCTGGGGTGATACAGGATGCTTCACAGAGGCGGAGAAGGTCCTGGATTTACTAGAAGAGTGATGCGTGCTGGATGAACGAAAACCCCCGCCGTTGGCGGGGGGTTGTCAGTTCACGTTCAGTCTGACGTGGGCGGTTCCTCGATCGTTTTCTACGACCTTCGCTACCCGTCCGTTATCCATTGCGTGGATATAGCAGTGGTGGACCGTCAAGATCAGGTCCTGCAGAGTGTCGTCATCTTCCATCTGAACGATCTTCAGCCCAATCTCTTTGCAGCGATTGATGTTGATGTGCCGAGAGTGGTGGCGGGTAGAGTCAAAGTCACTCAAAAACTCCACGATGGCCTTGGACTTCTCCTCGGCATCGCCATCACCGGCGAACATCACTGTTTTCAGGGAGCTCTCCACGAACTCTTTAGCCCACTTCACCGCTTGCTCACAGCTTACGACCAGTGTCGGATGGTACTTGCCGATGATCATCCGCCAGAGTTCAAGTTTAGCGGCGTCTTCTTTAATGTCGGCCGCAGCTTTATCGAGCTCCGCAAGGACCCCGATTGCTGGAACGTTCTGAATCTGTGGGTCTATGGGACCAAGACTGGATTGCTTGCCCATGATGATGGAGGCTGCAGAGCAGGCAATCATCGTTCCGGCTGACATCGCAAGCTGTGGAACGATAACGCGGATGTCCGACCCGAATAGCTGGTGAAGGTAGTCGACTAGCGACTCCGCTGCGGCGATATCGCCACCCGGCGTATGAAGGATGAGGTCCAGCCCCTTCTCGAACTCGCATCCATGAACGACGGTCATGAAGGCGTTCTTGTCGCCATCATTGACGTACAGCTGAGGATTGTTCGGATTGGATGCGAGCCAGCCGGAATAGTAGGCAATCGTATTCCGGCCGGTGTGAGCACTTAGCTGGGCTAGGTATTTGCGCCGAACCAGGTCCTGCGCCATGTCTCCGTGAGTCTGTGCTTCCGCTGCGATCTCAGTGAGAACGTCGTTCCAATTAGGCATTCCGTGCGCTTATGGTATTGGTGGTGACAGTGGTCTTCAAGGAGTAGTCCAGGCCGGTATAGATCTCGAAGCCCTGGCTAAGCTGCTGCTGGTGGTGCTGTTGCACCTGCCCCTGAGCACCTAAATGAGCTTGCCCAAGAATCTGCTGCAATAGCTCTGACCGCGAGACCGCCTTGTCTTGCGTGTTCTGTTGCATTTCCCCGTCTCCTCACTGTTACCTCGGCATGTCTTGTGCATGCGCGGGTGCGAAAAAAGCCCACGACTGAGGTCAGGTGGGCTTGTTTACTTAAAGTGAATTCTGATAAGTGAACACAAAACAGACAATAGCCGAGCGTCGAAATTTTGCACTTATTTTGGCACTGAAGCTGGATGTTTTTGGAAAAGTCAATAGCCGTCCTGCGGCTTCCTGTCGCAATGCTTGGCGATTCGGTGCGGCTCAATCGAAAGGATTGATAGGCCCAAGTCCAGGAGAGTGCCAGCACGATTGACGCTGTCATTAAGCTGGCATTACCCAGCCAAAACGGCCCATTCAGGCACAAAAAAGGCACTTCGCGTTAAGCGTAAGTGCCTGATTTGTAAAGGTTGTTTGGTGGGCCGGGGTAATCTGAAATGACTTCCTATCTATCTGAAAAATAAATAGAAAATTCTGTTAAAGAATCAGGTGGAATACCATTTGGAATACCGCTTGGCCGGATTTGAACTGGAGATATCGAGCGAGGCTTGGCTCAGGCTGGTCTTGCCCCGATCAAACCGGAGACCGGCATCCTGTTAAGTTGATGTCTCAACTCGGAAGGCGGCGCCACCGCTTCACCGGCACTGATCGTCGGCGGGCCGCCTTCCTAGTAGAGTTTGCACCAGTGGGATAGTTGGTTGGGATTGATGCCATAGCGCCGGGCCACCATCCAGATGCTTTGCTTGGGCTCCAGGCTCTCGCGCACCATGGCCAGTGTCTCCTGGGCGCCTTAGCGGCGCCGCCGCTCTTGGCCGAGTACTTGATGGTCTTTGCTGGCACTCATAAGCACAGTCGTTTGTCTATCCCTTATGGTAAGGGGGAAACGGTGCCCTGTGTTTCAAGGAGCTCGTTCACCATCAGGGCTAGTCCAACGTAGTGGAGCGTCTTACCACTCGGGGCGGCCCTGGACATGATTTTGCTGACTTTCTTGCAGGGAAGGTTCTTCATTAAAAAGTCCTTCTTGGCCTGCATATCGAATGACAAGTTTAGCCTGCTTAATTTTCTTCTCTACCAACTGTTTGATAGTTGCGATGTCAGGATTAGTGGGTAATTCATCTCCATATGCCGTCTCCCAAGCTGCGAGGCGCTGTAGGCTGATCTCAAGTTGCCTCATGGCCGCATCAATCTTCGATTGATGGGCTGCTGCATTGGATTCTCGAATTTCTCTCTCATTTCTTAATGCGTGCTTCAGGTCTTTAACTTGTTTGTGAAGATTTTCATTGATGATTTCCGTTTTGTCTAGGAGTGCTGTAATTATTTCTGTGTGTGTTTTTCCGTTCTCTTTGGCGAGATTTTGAAGTTTTCTGAATGTTGAGTTAGGTAGTGTGAAGGTCTTTGGGGTTTTCCCATTTTTTGGTGAGCGATACTTTCTTTGTCGCAAGGCGCTTTTTATTCCGCTGATAATTTCTCTGCCTTGGAGGCTGTTCTCTAATTCGCGGATGATATTTGTAATTGTTTTTAGATTGCTGCTGGATGATTTTAGTTTGACAGATTTTAAATTGGCTGGCTTTGGAAATAATTCAACCGCTAGCGGATTCTCAGTATAGAGAGAGATGATTTTCTTCACGTCATTCTTTGCTTTATCCCTGATGTATTGCATTGCCCATTCGCAGTTCTCATCGGTTAACCATTCAGATACGTCCTTTTTCTTTCCCATGCTCGATTCCTATTTGATATGTATTTTCAATTGATTTGCTTGATTAAATGACATAAATTTTCATTTACTATTGCCGTTATGCGTTACGTTATCAGTTTCATAACGCATAACGAGAATGCTTTTTTAGATCAATTTTTATACCCTATAAGAAACCGATTTTTATAGGGGGTAGAGTGGGCCTTCACATCTTTGAGCTGAGCAAGGAGTTGAGCGGCTGTAGTCCCGAGGCGAGGTTCCTGCTGGAGGCTATGGTGCTCCTGGAGCAGCGGACTAGCGCTGAGGCGGTAGCAATGAGTGCGAAGCTGCTCGCAAAGCAGCTGGGTCTCGCAGAGAAACTCATTAGAGATGCAATGGCGGAGCTCACGAGCGCTCGGCTGGTGGTCGTTGACGATGCGAGCTCGGTGCGAAGAGGAAGGCCTGCGATTCGGTATGAATTGGCCTCGACGGTCCTGAGCGCGTTACCAAAGAGAGATGGCGCGTATGGGGTACACGCTGACCTTCTTGTGCGTCTTTTCTCAGCAGCTGTCTCTATGGCTGCGCGCGGATCTGCCGAGCAGGTTGGAAAAGATCGACGGGTCACTAAGGAAGGGAGACTAGCTCCGCCAGGAGCGGCTAACTATTTAAGTGCCTGCAACCGGCTGCTGTTGGCGACTCTCCTGGCGCATGCCGATCCGCTCGGAATGGTGAAAAGTGTTAGTAGGGGCACGTTATGCCGGCTGACTGGACTTGATGAATTCAGCTTGACGCATCGGCTGGGGAGGCTGAAGAGCTTGGGGCTAATCCTTGCTAAGGTACCGGGTCTCTCTAGTAAGCTCTTTCCAGGGGCTAGAGTTAATAGCACGTACTTTCTTAATGTCACGCACCCGAGATTGGGTGGGGGGAATGGTGCGGTTTGGTGCAGGACCTTTGATCCGGAAATATCAAGCCCAACGCTCGATCAAGTTCTAAGGCCGGATCTCGATAGGAACTTTGGAGCGAAGGACCATCCGGTAAGATGCTTTCTGAAGGGAGGGGCGGCTTTTGGCGTTCTACGGCCAATGATCCTTCGATATGCCTCGTACTTGTTGTCCCATCACCGTGAAAAGTTAGGTTATGAATCTTCTTTCGACTGTCAATCGTTACGCGAAAAAATTGCCGCTGATTTTCAGCGGCCTGCAGGGTGGAAAGTAGGGGACGTGTCTTTTGATCGCGACTGGGCGCAAGTTGTTGATCATTTTTACCAGTTAGCTTTCCGGGTTGCCCGGGACTTCAGGCGCGTGGTTGATATCGACTACAGGTTTGATGAGGTGTGCCTTGTGCCCTTGGATGGGGGCTTCCAGTACGTTCTCTGGTTGAACGTGGTTGATGAGAGTCACGAGGGCGCTCCCTGTGCTGGGAGTTAAGTGCTGCCCGGTCATTTTTTACCACTCGCACCAATCCTCTGAACGAACGCTGAGGAGCCCTGTTCATGAGGATTATTCGTCTGAAGGAAGTCATCGATTCGACCGGTCTGGCTCGGTCGACCATCTACAAATACATCGGGGAGGGGACCTTCCCAAAACCCGTATCACTAGGCGACCGCAGTGTCGGCTGGGTCGATACCGAGGTGCACGACTGGATCCTGGCTAGGGTAGAGGAACGTGACCTTGCAGAGGGTACAGCGGTGCGCTCCACCGGCCACCTGAGTGTGGCCAGCTAG